ATCGATCAAGCACGAGCAGAAGGGCGAATAACTCAATAAACTAACCTCAAATAGAGGAAGGATAATACAATGGCTTTTACTACAAGTTCAGGGTATGGAAACTTACCGTCAGGTAACTTTGCCCCCTCAATTTTTAGCCAAAAAGTTCTTAAGTTCTTCCGTAGAGCTTCGGTTGCAGAAGATATTACGAATACCGACTATACTGGCGAAATTGAAAACTTTGGCGACACTGTTAACATCATAAAAGAACCAACACTTACTGTTACTGCGTATCAGAGAGGTTCTGTTGTTAACCCTCAAGATTTGGCAGACGATCAAATAACAATGACCGTTGACCAAGCAAATGCTTTTGCATTTAAAATCGATGACATCGAAGAAAGACATTCACATGTCAACTTTGAAGCGTTAGCAACTTCTTCAGGTGCTTTTGCTCTAAAGAGAAAATTCGATGCCAACATACTACAGGCTATGTCAGACGGTGCAGGTATTGCAGGTGCTGACGATGCAAGTTTATCAGGTGGATTAACAACTACTAATACAGCTTTAGGTACAGCGTCTGCTCCAATTAACGTGGAAGCAGATGATGCAGGTATCAACCTCATGCTATTAATGGCTAGAGTGCTTGATGACCAATCTGTGCCAGAAGAAAATAGATGGTTTGTTGCTCCTCCAATCTTCTACGAGAAGATGTTTCAAGCAGGTAACAAGATGGCAGAAGTACAGGTAACTGGCGATGCGTCTTCAAACCTAAGAAACGGACTTGCAACTCCGGGTACACTTGCAGGATTTAGATGCTACAAGTCTACTGCATTAAATAGTACAGCAGGTACTGACCAAGTAACATTATCAGGTGTCGCTACAGACGCTTCTGAGAACGTTATCATGGCAGGACATATCTCTAGTACTTCTACAGCGTCTCACATCGCTAAGACTGAAGTGGTACGTTCAACTGAATCTTTCTCTGATGTCGTTAGAGGACTACACGTTTTTGGTCGAAAAGTTTTAAGACCAGAATCAATAGTTCGTGGCATCATAGATTTTGCATAGGAGGGATAACTAATGGCTACTTTTGATCACACCATAACTGGTGGGGGAACTGTAGGTCACCCTGCTCACGCAATCAGACCTTACATCGTTCAGTCCAAAATATTTGATGCGGCTGACGATAACCTTACAGCTAACGATGTCATCAAGGTGATTGATCTTCCTGACAACTCCATCGTTCTTGGTGGTTGTCTTGACGTTCTTGAAGCTGGTGGTTCTAGTGTGACTTTTGATGTTGGAATTAGTACTGACATTGACGCTTTCTGTGATGGCGTTGATGGAAATGCTGATGCCATCTACAACTTTCACCCTACAGCTACAGGTATTAACACTGTAATTGCTACAGATGCTATCCAAGTTAAAATCTTGGGTGCAAACTCTGCTGTAGTACGTTTCAGAGTTATAGCTTTGATTGCTGACATTGGTGATCCAACTGCAATACTTCAGACTGCTGCAGTTCAGACAGGTGTCTAACAACTAAACTTGAGAGGGCAGGGCAACTTGCCCTCTTGACAATTATGGAGTAACAATGTCTAGTAAAGGTACAATGAAAGGTCACACCATAAAAGGTGGTCAGAAACGCCCAACTAAGTCGGGTGCAGGTATGACTAAAAAAGGTGTAGCTAAGTACAGAAGGGATAATCCCGGATCAAAGCTCAAGACAGCAGTTACAGGTAAAGTAAAGAAAGGTAGCACAGCTGCCAAACGTAGAAAGTCCTATTGTGCAAGAAGTGCAGGACAGATGAAAAAGTTTCCGAAAGCGGCAAAGAATCCTAACAGTCGTTTAAGGCAAGCTAGGAAGAGGTGGAAATGTTAGCACAAATTAATTTTCAGATATTTAAAATATTAAACAAGATAAGCAACAGTTTTTATAGGCGATATGTACGAATGTTACATAAGTCTCAAGGGAGAATCTAATGGAAAATATGGTGTTAGATGCTTGGAATGATTTATCGTACCTAGAAGGTGCGTTGTTTACTATGTGGTTATTTATTCTGTACTACGGTAAAGTATGGATTGACAGTAGGTTTACTAAAAAGGGATGCACATGCTCACAGCGTTAATAGGTCCTATAGCTAATCTTGCAGGTTCTTGGATGAACAGCAAGGTAGAGAAAGTAAAAGCTGATGGTCAAGCTAAGGTAGCACAAGCCAGAGCTAAAGCAGTTGTAGCTGAGAAGGTAGCGACAGGAGAAGTTGCATGGGAGAAGTCTATGGCTGACGCTACGGACAACTCGTGGAAAGACGAATTTGCTTTGGTTGTTTTGCTTTTACCAGCAATACTAGTCTTCATTCCGTCATTTACAGAATATGTACGAACAGGCTTTGAGGTACTTAACACTTTGCCCGATTGGTATCAGTACCTTTTATTTATAGCTGTAAGTAGCTCGTTTGGAATTAAAGGTGTAGGACAAGCAATGAAACTAATGGGGAAGAAATAGCATGGCAAAGAAGAAAAGTGGTTCTAAACCAAAAAATGCTGCCCTCTACTCTAGAGTAAAAGCAGAAGCAAAGAAGAAATTTAAGGTCTATCCTTCTGCGTATGCAAATGCTTGGCTTGTACGAACCTATAAGAAACGTGGTGGTACATACGCATGAGCCTAACCAAATGGTTTAAAGAAGATTGGCGTGATGTTAAGACAGGCAAGAAGTGTGGTCGTTCTGGTAAAGACAAAAAGAAAAGACCCTATCCTGCATGTAGACCAAAAGCAGTGGCTGGTAGAATAACTAAAGCTGAAGCTAAGAAGAAAACAGGACCTAAAGCAGTTAAGTGGTCTGTTACTGCATCAGGTAGAAAACGTAAGACAACAAGGAAAAAAGCATGAAGTACGATCGTGATGAACTAGTTAAGATGATAGCTATCCACGAAGGAATAGTTCTGAATGTCTACCAAGATCATCTTGGCATAGATACGGTGGGCATAGGTCGTAACTTAGAGGACAGAGGTATCACAGATGGCGAGCTTTCCTACATAAATAAAACTATGGATGATATCTACGACAACGGTCTTACAGAAGAAGAAGCCTACTATCTCTGTATGAACGACATAGCTATTGTAGAAAAAGAGTTACTTGCCAATAAACCAATTGTAAATCAACTTAACGATGTACGACAAATGGTACTTATTGACATGGCATTTAATATGGGTGTTCCTCGTCTTATGAAATTTGTAAACATGTGGTTGGCGATAGAGAAAGTTAATTACCCTCTTGCTTGTGAGGAGATGATCGATTCTAGATGGGCAAGTCAGGTAGGAAACCGTGCAATGAAATTATCTTTAGCAATGAAGAATGGGGAGTGGATTTGACCGAAGAGAAGAAATGTGACACCTGTGAATGTTACGAATGTGATAAAGAAGAATGTAACTGTGACTGCCACAAGGAGGTAGAAGGAGTACCTGTGTGATTGAGTTTGTGTTAGTGTTTATGATGGGATTAAGAGTAGTAGACCAAACACAAACCTTCCCAAATTTAGATAGATGCCTGTACTTCGCAGAGAGATTACACAAACAACCTTCAATACCCCAAAAGGAAGGACCTAACTTACAGATAACTGCGTATTGTAAACCAATAAGGAAAAGATAATGGACCCCGTGACTATATCGCTGGCTGTAGGCGTTGCAAGTAAAGCATTTAGTGCTATAAAACAAGGATTCGCAGTCGGGCGAGATATAGAGCAGATGTCAGGAGACATTGGTCGCTGGATGGGAGCAGTATCAGATGTTGACAATGCAGAGAAACAAGCTAAGAACCCACCTCTTTTTGGTAAGCTGTTTAAAGCAGGTTCTATTGAAGAGGCGGCAATGGCTGCATACGCTGCAAAAAAGAAACTTGAGGAACAAAGATACGAACTCAAGATGTTTCTAAATCTTACTCATGGCCCTCAAGCGTACAATGAATTATTGCAGATGGAAGGTCAAATTAGAAAACAAAGACAAGAAACTATATATAAACAACAGCAACTTAGAAGACAAGTAGGCGAAGGTATAGGTTGGGTATTTTTAATTTTAATTTTAGGTGGATTTTTATTATTACTAGCAAGTATATTTTCTAGTAAAGCTTATGGGGATGGTTATACCTACAAATCTAAAAAATATACGAAGCAACAAAAGATACATCAAGGTAAGATAAAACAACCTCAATACACTCGATGTCTACGTAAAAAGATGGTTCACTACAAGAGTGGGTTAGCTTGTATATACGAAGGTGCAGGTAAAACATTTGAAATAGAGTTCACAGACAAAAGCATAGGATGCCCTAGACAATACCAATGTGTATATAATCCGGGAGGTTCTGAACCTAACATAGACGATGTAATGGAGAGTTTGCGAGATATAGCTAAATAAACTTCTTGCTATTTATATAATTTATGTGTATAATTTAGGCAACAGGGAGTTAATATGAAAAACTTAGCAGCACAGGCATTAGCTTTCCAATATAAACTACAGATTGATAATGCCACATCGTTAATAAACGTAAACCAT